TATGGTGGTGTAACTGGTACTGAAGATGAGAAAAGATACTACACTAAATTTTTAGAAAAGTATAAAGATATAAAAAAATGGCATGAGAATTTACAGAGTGAGGCCATTAGATATAAACGAGTTAAGCTACCAACTGGTAGAGAGTATGCGTTTCCATATGCAGAGAGAACACCTTGGGGTGGATCTACATACGGAACACAAATAAAAAATTATCCTGTACAAGGTTTTGCAACAGCTGACATTGTACCATTGGCCTGTATAAATATATACAAGTTAATGCAAGAGCAGGGTGTAAAAAGTTTGCTTGTAAATACAGTTCACGATTCTATCGTGGCAGATGTTTATCCTGGTGAAGAAGATGTGATGAGTAAAATATTTAAGCAGGGCACATCAAATGTAATACCATCCCTCAAAGAGTATTACAAAATTAACTTTAACGTACCATTAGATACTGAAACAAAGATAGGTATCAACTGGTTACAAATGGAGGATATCAAATGAGTAAGGATATAGATGCATTAGATACTTTAGACGATTATTCTGATGAAGAGTATTCAGCTTTCTTAGAATACACACAACTAAAAGATCAATGTATGATAGAGCCTACAACATTATACATAAATGATAAGCATGAGTTTTTGTCAGAGTGGGAATACTTTGCAAAAGCTGATGGGTTAGAAATTAAACACACAGATTGCGAGACTAGAATATGCTAGAGAATATATTGTTTATCATGTCGTTTATATACGTCTTTTATTTAATAATTAAAATACTTTATAATGTGTCAAAATGACCAGTAGTTTTTTTCTAAAAATATGATATATACAACCGCTAATATAAGGAGGACAAATGTCTGATAATAATGTAATAGTAAAAGGAATGTCCAATGAGCAGATAATGCAAGCCATAGGACAAGATGATGGGTCTACCCTAGGAACTAATATACCTAGGCTAGCTATAAATCGTAGCCCAGAGGATGATGATGGTAATCAATTACCAGTAGGTCATTACTACACCTACGATTCTACTTCAGGACAGAATGTATATTCTAAACCTGTAACCTTACGGCCATTCATAAGTGCAATGCAATACATGCACTATGATGCAGTTCAAGGTGAATACATAAATAGATCTATAATTTTTAAAAGTTGGAGAGAAGAGGCCATAGATATTTTAGGTGGCACTAAATGTGGTAAGATACCATTTAAAGAAAGAGCAAGTCTAACTCCAGAAAAATTAGAGGAGCAAAGAACAATTAGATGTTACAAATTAGTTTATGGTTTGTTAAGTTTTGATAAAGGTGTAAATGCACAAGGTGAATCTGTTACGATAAGTAATTTACCTGTGTTGTATAGAGTAACTGGTACAGCTTTTTCACCAGTTAGTGCTGCACTTGATCAGCTTAATAAAAGAAAAAAACTAATGTTTAATTGTACATTTTCTTTAAATACTAAGAGACAAAAGAAAGGTGGTAATGTTTACTACACACCAGATATAACTGTAAATGCAGATGCTAATCTACAATTATCTGATGATGATATGGAAACATTAAAAGTATTTCAAGAGTCTATTGATGTAGAAAATAAAGAAGTAGTTGATCTATACAATGCTGCTAAATCTGAAAGTAATAAAAAACAAACTGACAAGATAGATGCAGAGATTGTAGAAGACATTGAGGATGCACCAGAAAAAATATTAGCTTCTTAATGAATAATATACTTTTAAAAGTTCAGCAATACTTAGACAACGTATCTAAAAATCCTGTTAAGCTAGACAAACAGTTGGTACAGGAGTTTGGTGAGGCGTGTAAAAACGCCTTACTAAAACAGTTTGAAGAAACTAGAAGAGATAAGTTTGAAACTAGAATGTCTAATATTGGTAGACCATTGTGTCAATTGCAGATGGAAGCTAAAGGTATTAAAGGTGAAGGACAACCTTACAATGTAAAGATGAGAAATACTTTTGGTGATATAATAGAAGCGTTAGCTATCTTTGTTATGAAGTCATCTGGAATTAAAATAACTAATGAGCAAAAGAAAGTTAATTATAAATTTAATGGAGATAGTATTGAGGGTAGACAAGATGTTGAGATTGATGGAAAGATATGGGATATTAAGAGTGCGTCACCATATTCCTTTGAAAAAAAGTTTGGAGAGGCTGGAGGATTTAATGAAGTTGTCAGAGAAGATTCCTTTGGTTATGCGTCACAAGGATTTCTATATGGAGAAGGCCAAGGTAAAGAGTTTGGTGGGTGGATAGCTATCAATAAATCTACAGGTGAGTGGACAGTTTGTGAAACACCACCTGCAGTAGATGAGTATAAAAAGAAAGCATTAAAATCTGCTGAAGATAATTTTACAGCACTAAAAGAAGGTAAACCTTTTAAAAGATGTTATGATGATGTAGCAGAAACTTTTAGAAGTAAACCTACTGGCAATAGAGTTTTGGGCTTTGTGTGTTCATACTGCCCATACAAACTTCCTTGTTGGGGAAGAGATAAATTGCAGTTGTTACCGCAACAGCAATCTAAAGGTAAGAATCCTAAATGGGTTTGGTACACTTCTGTTACAAATCCAAGGGAGGAAACCGAGGAGTTTAATGGTGGATAGTTTGAGGGGTCTATTCACCATTGACTCTTTAAATGTTTATAATATGCATTTATATTTTGTAGTTTTTAAAAATAAAAAAGATAATGATTATAAATTATTTACTAACACTATTTTTGATAAAGAAAAAGAAGCAGATGACTTTGGAAAAAAAAGTATGAAGAGAGGCTTTGAACATAAAGTGATAGAATATAATAGTGAAAACTATGATAGGTATTGGAATGAACAAAAAAGATAAACTTAATGCAATTAATTCAGTTAAGGTAATAGTTACACCTTGGGAAAAAGGATTTACTTGTGGTATCATTATGGATAGCAAATCTAAAATGACTACAGAGCAATACGAATTATGCTCTACAATAGCTAGAGGCATGATAAAAATGGCAACTACCGACCCTCATTCAACATTCTTATGGGGCCTTCGTGGATTTGCTGATGATAAAAACAAGAATGATAAGACTATGACTATTAGTTCTGTTGCAGAATTTGATGATGATTCTAATGTTGTAGACTTTCTTGAGTTCTTAAAAAACAAACGAGACAAGGAGTTAAACTAATGGCAACGCACTTAGTTATGGGTGACCCTCATTGCACACCCAAAGCAAGCAATGATAGGTTTTTATGGGCAGGTAGACTAGCAGCAGATTTAAAACCTAACACTATAATTTGCATGGGAGATTTTGCAAGTATGGATTCTTTATCAAGCTATGATAAAGGTAAAAAACAATTTGAAGGTAGAAGATATAAAAAAGATATAGACCATGCTCATGATGCATTAGAAAAGTTTAACAAAGGTCTTAACGGAAGACGGCCAAGAAAGATCATGCTACTTGGAAATCATGAAGATAGGATAGATAGAACAGTAGATGACATACCAGAACTTGAAGGCACAATTAGCACAGACGACTTTAAATTTGAAAAATTTGGTTGGGAAGTATACGAATACCAACGACCTGTTAATGTTGATGGTATATATTATTGCCACAATTACCCTACTGGTGTCATGGGTAAGCCTATTAGCGGTGACAATGTTGCTCGTTCTTTACTCTTAAAAAATAAAGTATCTTCTACTGTAGGCCATATACATACATTTGATTATGCTATGTGTGCATTACCTTCTGGTAGAAAACTTATGGGATTATCTGCAGGATGTTACTTGCATCATAAAGAAAATTATGCTAAAGCTACACAGCAAATGTGGTGGAGTGGACTTGTAGTTAAACGTAATGTATCTAAAGGTGAGTATGATTTAGAGATGATAGAGTATAATACAATTAGGAGAAAGTATGGCAAAAGATAAAAGAACATATACAAATAAAAAAGATCATGGCCATGATATGTCATATGAGAACGAGATAGTTCCAGGTAGAACTGAATACTTTGATAACGTAGTTAGACCTGCACATTATCTACATGGTAAAAAAGAAACAATAGAAGTCATAAGAGATTGTATGACTAGTGATGAGTTCCATGGGTATCTCAAAGGAAATATTCTGAAGTATGTTTCTAGATATAAATTTAAAGGAGAACCATTAGAAGATTTACAAAAAGCACAATGGTACTTAGACAGATTAGTAAAGGAGGTTAGTAATGGGTCAAGTTAAACAGGCAATAATAGAAGTAGAAGACTTTGTTGCAGGGTGTTTACGAAAAGGTAGAACACTAAATCAAACAATTAGAGATGCTAGAGAATCTGTAGCAGCTAAAACTAATCCTTATTTAGATGATGAGGAATTAGTAGAAAATAAATACTATCAATTTAAAGGGGCAGAGTAATGAGAGATATGTTTATAGAGGCATTAACAGCTAAGTATGAAGCAGATATAAAAGTAGCTAAAGCTACAATAAATGTTTACATGGATAAATCTGTAGGTATAGGTGAGCACCCACAGTTCATACACGAGATTGATAAACAATTAGAACTAATTGCTAGTGCCGAAGAAAAATTAGAAATGTTAAAAAAACATTATCCAACAGATGATGATATACCATTTTAATAGGGGGAAAGATGGACAAAGAACCAAAACCAAGACAGTATCTTGTTGATGCTGAACAATTAAAAGACATGATGAAATACCTTATGACAAGGCCATATGGTGAGGTGTTTTCTTTAATGAATCAAATAAGCCAACTAAAACCTTTTAATCCAGAAGGAGATAAAGATGTCGGAAAAAAATGATATAGGTAAATTTACTGGCATCTTATTTGAATTAAAGATAGGATTAAACAAAGACAATGCAATCGTAATTGATTATGGTGGTAAGCCTGTAGGTAAAATAAGAGAGGCCCTAAAGGCATACCCATACCATGCTAACTTATGTGCTGCTGTAATTAACCATGCTAACTCTGTAGGTAAAAAACTTGAAGGTGATGTTAAACAAATTATACAAAAAATTTAGAAAATTATTTTGGCATAATAAATTTATGGAATTGGTCGAGAGATATGTGTCTAGATTCAATAGCTATCTTTGGACTAAAAGATGGGGAGACAGATCTATGTATCAATCAGACCAAAAAAAAAGACACCCAGAGTAATCTCTGTGTGTCTTTGTTGTTGCCTGCTGGGGAGTCTTTATGGCTCCCCTTTTTTTTATCTTATATTAACAGTTCCAAGCACGAAGTGCTTTATTAATTCTACTGTTAGGATCTCTAGCTGTCTTAGCAGAAGTAAGTTTCTTCTTCATCCCTTTCATCCTCGCACAAAAGCTAGCACGTCTTTTGTTACCAACCTTTTTACTAGGGGCCTTTAGATTGCCACCTGTTGCACGATTGTAAGAGTCACGACCTTTTTGATTAAGGCCACCTTTAGGATTCTTACCTTCTTTACGTTGCCATGCTGGTGATTTAGCCATTATTTTTTCCTTACTGTCATAGCTGCTCTTTTAAAATTTGCAGCAGTAGGTGCACCTTTAGCACCCTTCTTTCTCATTTTACCACCACGCTTTCTTTTTGCATGGATGTTAGCATATAGACCTTTTCTCATTATTTTTTCTTTTTCTTTCTAAGCATAGCGAAGTCTTTCTTAGTTAATTTACCATCTCCATCCATGTCTAGTTTTTTTCTTTTACCCATTACTTTTTTCTTTTTACTTGGTCTTCCTTTCATTGAACCATAAGTTCCTTTTCCCATTGGCATTAGCTGTACCTCCTATATTTTTTAGTTTTCTTAGCGATACCTTTCGGTTGTTTAACAAATTGTTTACCTGCTGCTTTACCTTTTCTTTTTG